TCTCAGTATCCATAGAATCTATTTGATTTATATACCCTATACCTATATTTGATTGAGTTAGAACTCCCAATTCTAATAATTGAGCTGCTAATTCTGCTTCAGCTTCTTCCGCTGCGGCTAAATCTTGAGTATCAGCCTCCGCCTGCGCATCAGTTAAAGATGTATTTGATAAAGCTAGTTCGCCTAGGGAGCTATTGTAAGCATTTAGTGGTAATTGATAAATACCTTGGTAATACATCACCGCTGTAATAACCACTATATATTCCTGCACAGCACTTAAAGAATCCACTGAGGTACTTAAAAAACCCTCCATACCTGTGTAAGTACCACTTAACCCGGTTATTGTAGTTATATTTGAGGTAATTGTAGGTATTATATCAGTATCGATTAAGGAGATTAACCCCTCTCTGTGATAAGTTAAGGCGGTAGTTGCAAGTGCGCTAGTAGATGAATATACTTGGATTAAATCTGCAAAATAACCAGCAGCTAAATCAACGTCTGTTGCCGCTTGGATAGAATCATTTATTGAACTGGCGGTAGAAAGACTGGTAGCCAGAAGAGTTACCTCAGCTTGTAGTGGTGTACCTGCCCAATAATTATTAATAGATCCTATCCTACTATTCCTCGTATTAGTGGCATTAAAATATGCGGTACCTCTATTCTGTACTGCTGCCAGAAACCAAGCAAAGGCATCCCCTTTATTTGTAGTAGAAGCCTCTTCTAGTACTAAAGCCTCATCGTGCCAAGTATCTATATCAGAGGTAGTTACCACCTCCTGTGCATCTATAGTATCAATTAAAGCGTCTATATCTGTCAATGCCTGTTCAGCAGTAGCTAGGTGAGCGTCTAAAGTTGGTATATGATTGTACAGACTATCATCTATATCATATAAATGTAGTATTTGAGCTACATCCGCAGTTATAGCAACTTGAATGGCATTAATCCACCCTACCTTCTGTGCAATATAAGCGACTTCCGCGGCTTCCTCTTCATCAACTATATCTTGCGCTGCTTGTATTTCCGCAAGCTCATATTCCTGAGCAAGCGTAAGATAGCCTTGTATAAGTGTTAACTGAGCTAGTATCTCTAAGGTATATACTGAAGCATCTGTAGCGTTTACAGAACTTTGAGCAATGGTATAATTAGAATCTGCTACATCAGAAGATGTATTAGCATCGTCCAAAAACTCAGTCGCACCCACATAGGTATCAACAATCGTTTGAATTGAAGCTATAATTGGGGTAATGTCGTTAATATAGCCAAGAGCAATTAAGAGCTCCCCAGCTAAGGCTTCTGCAATTTGTGCCGCTAATAAAGCCGCGGCTGCCTCGTCAGCTGCAATTTGTTCCGCCAATAAATCCGTTGCATCTTGTATTTCTTGTAAGGTCGTAAGTGTTAAGACATACTCATCCGAAGCCGAGGTATCTAAAATAATTATAGCACTCTCATACCCTTCTAAGTCTACAATAGTTTCAGAGGACAGCGCATTAGATAAAATTGCCAACGAGTCTATCTGCAGTAATAGTACAGTATCTAAGTGCGCTTGTACTCCAGGTTCAGATTCTGTAATACCATCAATTTGATTTACAAAGGAATCGATAGAATCTGAATATCCTTGAATACTTCCAATAAGTTCCTCAATATCCTCCTGTAATTGGTCAGCAGCTGCTACGGCTGCTAGATGAGCCGCCTCAATATCAAGAACTATAGTATACTCATCTGAAGCCGACCCTACTAGAATAATCATATCAGCTTCATACCCTTCTACTTCTTCAAGAGTTATAGAAGATTCTGCGTTAGATAAAACATTTCCTGCCGAAGTTTGTATTGGTAGCATTAAATCTAGGTTAGCCTGTATTTCAGGAATAGACTCTGCAAGGCTTGAAGTAAGGTTTACGTACTCGTCAATAGAATCTGAGTATCCTTGAATAACTGCAATAATAACATTAATATCTGCTTGTAGTTGCTCTGCTAATTCCTCTGCTTCTGCTGCGGCAATTGCATCACTTTCAATTTGCTCTGAAGCGGTTAAGTACCCCTCAATTAAATTGAGTTGATCTAATACCTCAGAGGTGTAACCTACAGCTAAACTAGAGCTTGCAGCAGACTGTAAAGTAGTAAATAGCCCATCTGCACTACTACTCGCTGTATTGGATAAAGCTATATATTGAAAGGCATCAATGTAAGCACTCCCTATAATTTGAATAGAACTTAGCAGTGTACTAATAGTATTAATATAACCTTGAGAAGTTGAAATCTCCGCATTAATTAAAGCTAATTCTGCGGCTTCGGCTGCCTCTTCAGCTGCAGTTACTATAACGGATGATGCAAAATTCTCTATAATTACCAAATCTTTTAAATCCTCCATTTCTACTTCATAGTCTGAAGCTTGCTGAGGAGTTGTTGAGAGCAGCGAAGCAGCTAAAACAGTCTCTGCGGCAGTTTGTAATACAAGCGCTTCATCTAAGTGGGGCTGCACATCAGCATAAGACAGTACCCACTCGGTCATATTTCCTACATAAACATTGATATAAAAATTTAATAGAGCACTAATATTAGCATTAGTCGCGGCAATAGCTGCAGTAGCTGCCTCTAAATCCTCTTGCGCTTGAATAGCATCCGACTGGTAATTTTGAACTTGAGTTAAATAGAGTTCTGATTCAAGCTTTTCTGCTAATGCTAATACCGCAATTTCAGCTGCCAGGATAGAAGTGGCTACAGCTTCTACCTCGACAATGTAAGCAATAACATCCTGTAAATTAACCTCAATAGCATCACAATACCCTTGAACTTCCGGGTAGCTTTCTAAGATAGTTAGTGCTGAATCTTTATACCCCAATATAGTGTCCCTATAAGAATACACCAGGTCTATTTGATACTGTAAATCCACAGCCTCTTGAATACCTGCAGCTTCTATGTCCTGCACTTCTAGTAAGTAATCAGCTGAAGTTAAACTATGCTGATAAACCTCAGCCATAAGTAGACCCACTTCAGTAGACGTACCAGTAGTTAGAGCCGCTTCTTGGATTAAATCTGCATCCTGAAGAATGAGTTCTATAAAAGTGATATAAGGAGAAGCACCAGAGTATACATCTGCAATAGATGTAACCTCAGATAAATCCTCTGTTATTGCAGTAATATAACCCACAATTTCCAGAAGAACATCCGCTAAAGCCTGAGCCTCTACAGCTGCTGCTGCCGCCTCAATAGCTTGTTGCTCCGCTAATACGATTAAAGGTAAAGGCGTATTGGTAAACATCGCCTTAAATAAATCTTCGAAAGTCGTTCCCGAAGGAATTACAAGACCTTGAGTCAAATAGCCTATATTGTGATTTCCGTTCAAGTCCACCGCTATATCCTCCTCCGTAATTAAATCTGCAGCGCCTCCTTTAAGGGAGTCAAGCTGTGCGGGTGAGAAATCGTCAAACTCAAACGGAGAACCGGTATCACCTTTAGGTCCTCGGTTCCCCGGAGAACCTTGAACACTTATACCATCAACCCCCTGAATACCTTGTAATCCAACAGTAACAACTTCAATCTCTGGCTCTACAAGAGTAACAGAAACTTCAGTATCGGACACTTGAACGGTATTATTTACCTGACCCTCAACAACAATAGTATTAACAACTACCTCTGAAGATTCTTTAGCAGTCGGATATTCGATAATAATTTGAGGAACTTCCTCTGTAACTTCAACGATATTACGAGAATCTCCCTCAACCTGAACAATGTGAGAATCCTTTAAGACCGTATAGTCCTCCAAAGGCTGACTGATGACAACCTGCACATCATAATCACTTATGTGTACTTGGTTGCGATCACCGCCTTGAACGTGGATTATATATTCTGAATCATTACTGATCACCTGTAGTTTGTTTAGATAGGGTTACTCTTCCTTCTAAAATTCTAACTACTGTTCCATTCGGAAACTCTAACTCTAAATCGTAATAGGCTTTATTAAAATTCAAATCCTCTGTAGATGCTCTTGGAATATTTAAAGTCAATGTTCCCTTACCCCTGTTGATTATAATCATTGGGGAGTCATCATCCGATCGAAGCGCTAGAATAGTAGCCTGGTCGGACTTTTGAAGTTTTAAATCCATTCGAGCCTGAGCTCCAAATAGAGGTATAATTTCTCCTTGAGAATCCTTATAGGTAATTACACGAGAGAAAGTTGCTCCCTGTTCGATTTCAAAATTGTAGGTTCCAGCCGCCATAGCGTTAGTTTAAAGTGTAGTCAAATAAGTTTGGTTTACCGTGACCATTATTCTCGATGATAATGAATCCAGATGTCGAGGACCATCCATTACTTTCGGAGTAGAAATTACCCGTAAATATTGGAGGAACCGATATAGCTCTATAGTCCGCTTGATCGAAGTGAATTTCCTCTACCTTTTGGTAGAACTTGGTAGACTTTCTTGAATGCCAATGCCCTCCCAATAGAATGTTGTACATACCTTGTATACCGTAATCCCAAAAAACCTTCACACAGTCTTTTTTAGATAGACCGTGGTGGTTGTGGGTGAGTACATGGCAAATACCGTCTATCTTCCGGGTAAGTATTAAAGGATCGTAATTTATGGGTGTGTCTTTGAAATGCGAGTCCAGCATATAATGCAAGAGCGTGGCAATCTCCCCTTTCGCATCTTCCTTATTATTGGAGGTACTTCTATCGTGATTACCCGCTACCATATTCACTTCTACCAAATTGTCAATGCTTCCTAAGAAATCACGTATGATCTCAAAAGCAATGATCACTCCGTTGGCGCCTGAAGCATTGTACTCCATTCCCTGCCAAGAGTTGATATGGTTAAGTCCGGTAAAGGATTCGATAAAGTCTCCTAGAAGATTTACATGAACCTGCGCATAGCCGTGACGGTTAATTCGCTCTGCAGATTCCCGAAGTTTAGCCACCACATGCTTATAAGAAAAGTCAGGGGTAATCTTCAGACCTTTTACCTTCGCTCCAATATGAAAGTCTGCGAGCACGGCAACCCCAATGCCCTCACCTTTCTTTTGAACCGTTTTCACATAAGGCGTAATATCCAGAGTTTCAGAAAGTAAATTCTTTAACTCGGTTAAATCCGACTCAATTGTTTTAGGTTTTAATTTTATGGAAACTTGGTAATTGGTACGCTTGCCCGTCTTGGAAGTTACATCCCAAGAATTGCATTTGTACTCCGCTACATCCCAAAGGTTTAGGTCAATATCAAAGAAAGAGATCGCCTCCTCTAAGGAGCTTATGGACTCTTCACCTTTGTATTGATACACCTTAGATTCGGGTGTAATCGTTTCTGATTTTTCGTGTAGACTAGGTTTTAGTCTGTATTCACCAACTTTACGGCGGAGTGTTCTGTGTGCAATGTCAATTTCTTCATTCTCTAATATGATACTGGCTAATCTGCTGTGGGATACTTTCTTGTTTTTCCCGTCGTAAAAGGCGATGAGTTGCTTTAAGCTCGCCATGTTACGCAATTTAATTGTCTATAAGAACAAATATAGTAAAAATATAGAGGCTAATACGCAATTATCAGCCTCTATATAAAATTGTTAAGGATTAAATTTTCACTACTCGGTCTCCTCTTCAAAATCCGCAGTAGAATCTACAAGGATAGCAGCCGCTGATGCATCTACCGTTAAAGAGAAGCTTACTCCAGTGAGCATTGGATTACCTAGAAGATCAACGAACACAGGCGTACCGTCTGTGTAGCTATACGTTTCTAACATACTGCCTCCCGTATCCACAACGCGAACTCTTAAATCGCTTTGAATTTCAGACAAGTTTACTGCTGCCATACCCCAATCTATTGTATATGTTCCTACCTCTCCCACTTGACCTACCCATTCGGCTGGGTCTGGTAGAGTTAAACCTAACGATTCAGTGGCAGTACTTAAGTAATCAATATCCAGTGTAATCTCTTCCGCTTCAGGTTCGTAATTTGTAATCAATTCTGCAGAACCCACACTACTAATTGGAAACTCGGCTTTCCAAATTAAACCTCCATGGTGTTCCAGGTTAGTATTAGAAAGGTAGTCACCATTAGAACTGTAGAAATTAACAGTCAAGTCATATACAGGTGGGTTATCATCTGCAATGGTAAAGTATAGGAACTGATTTTCCTCCCCAAGCTCAATGTTTATACTTTCCTCATTTAGAGTTAAATCATAGTACTCCTGAACTTCCGCGGATTCAGTTAAATCGACAGTACGATAGTACGTAGCATATAACTCTGCCGTAGCTTCATTGAATTCGAAGAACACTTCTTGATTGCCTGCCGTTAATTCGGTTAATTCAAGTGTTTCTAAAATGTCACCCGCAGCATTTCGGACTTCCACTTCAGGTAACCAGCTTACAGGAACATGTATAATAGCAGAAGCTTGCCCATAAGAAAATTCATGTGGGAAAGAAGTTACCGCCTCGATACCGTGATAAGTTGCATATCCAGAAGTTCCAAAGGTCATCATCCCTACAGGGATTTCAGGAAGTTCTATAAAGTGAATGGTAGCCATACCTGCTGTGTAGGTAAACTCAACTTCATAGATACTGTCAGCCTCATTATATTGAATTGAAAGTCCTTCTAAAACCACCTCCCCCTCAGAGTTTAAAATCTGAGCTTCAACGCGACCTAAAGAAGCCTCATTGGAATTTAGGGTATATACAGTAGGGTCACCTACGATATAGAGCCCACTACTACCAAAATGTTCGGTAATATACGGCTCTTCGTCTGAAGTCCATACTAATTCCTCCTCCATAGAGAAGTCTAAATACCCTACGTTAATTGGTATATACGCATCATATCCCACTACAAAGTTAATAGTGGTCGCCTGTGATTCGGCAACGTAAACATAAATAGATATTTCTTCCAGTATAGGGTCATAGGTGTACTCGAAGTCTTGAGTTTGATAAGTGCCGTCAGCATTCACAACTTCAATACGAGTATTGGAAATGGCACTTTCACTTATAGAAAATACCAGCTCCATGTATCCTGGCTCAACCTCAAGGTAATTTGCATCCTCCGAACCTAATAGTATTATTTGATAAGTATCCTCAGGATCATCTAAACTTGTTTGTACAGGACCTTGGTAGTTAAGTGTTATACTTGCGGGTATAACTTCAACTTCCGGATCTACTACCTCAGTTTCTACATACACATGTATAAATAGTAGTGTATTCATATCTGCAGAAGCCACGAGAGTTACCTGGTATGAATTTTCACCTGTAATACTATATGGTAGTGCCTCCACAGACAAATCTCCATTTGTATCCACCATATATATAAGTAAACCTCCAGGTACTAAGTTCTCTGCTGAGAATTCAAACGTGAAAGTTTGCCCCACTTCTACTGAACTTATCTCTGGTATAGATGTAGCTATATTGTACTCTGAAATTGTAGTGTCATCGAAATCGTACATCAAACTAACCATCTCGGTCTGATCAACAGGATCAACCGGGTCAACAACATCAATAGGATCAACAACCTCAATAGGTTCTTCAGATATAATATCATCTCCTCCAGAGATATAGAAATAAGAAGTTTTAGCCTCCAAATCTCCAAACAGACTCACATAGTAATTGTATAATTGAAACAATTCCACCCAAGCGGTAGAAGTACTTAAACCTAAGCGTTCTGAATTACAGACACTTAACTCTAGCTCAGAAATGCGTTCTGAAAGAACTACTCTAAACTCTTCAATGTCTGTATAACTGTTGCGGTCTAGGGACTTTAGCATGAGCAAGCGCTTTTACAAATCGGCTCATCACAGAGGTGATAAATCGTTTGAAGTTTATATTCCATCTCCGCATATCTCTCGTATTTTAAATCCAACGATAATCCCTCCTTCAAGATGATCATCTTAGAAAGTAACTCACGCTTTTTCATGCCCTTACACTCACATGACTTTTGATCCAAAAACTCTTGTATTTTATCAACTAGGCAAGAATCTACCTGGTAGAGCATTAAGAATTTCTCTTGAAAATTGTATACCTCAAAATCTACGGTTAAGCTCACATCTAGGTCATACAGACCGTCCGGGAAATTATTCGTTGATATTGAAGTAACCTGTTCTCCATTGGCATCTTTAAGTAAGCCCGTATCAAGCATCTTTTGCATAGATAGAACCATAGGCTCTAAATACGGATAGTTGATATTATAAGGAGAAATGAATTCTGGTGCACCTTCATCCCATAAACTAGAATCTGCCAACTCAAATACATACCCATTAGGTAGTACTAGCTTTATGTCGATTTGTGTTCGGGGTCCTGAGACTGGGAGATAATCCCAAATACGCAGTTGATTGGGAGTGTTGTGTTCTATTTTTAGAAGGGCTTGCATAAAGGTTGGATTGAGAGTTAAAAAATAAAAGGGAGGTGTCAGGATATTTTCACTATTCCCCTATCCACATATACCTTCCCAGAAACTCTAGGAGCTGAAGTTGGTATGTTGCTCCAATCAATAGCATTAGCATCTATAGAGTCATCTACGTGATTATAACTGGAATAGACCAGTGTTGAAAACAATGCGCGCAACTTCTCTAAAGTAAAAGAAGCTTTGCCTCCTTTAGCCATATCTTCTACAGCGTCTAAGAGTTCCGCTTTGTCCCTCTTATCCTCATCCCCAACAGCTAATTTGACCGCATCCGTTTTAGGGACTAAGCTTTTATAGAGTGTTTTGGTCTGAGTATAATCTCTTTTTTGGATCATGGGGTGTAAGTTTATTCGAATTCATCTGAAAATTCAGCACTGAAATTCGAGTTATTCACCGAAGTAATAGTCCGGTTAAGGTTATAAAATAAATTGAAGCCGAGTCTAAACATTAGGCTTTGATTAAAAGTACGGAGCCTGATGAAAGAACTACCTCGGTAAAGTCCCCTGGAATATATGCTCCTGGGGGATAAGAAAAGTGTGTGGCATTTTCTATGTTCGAGGAGGTGAGTGTACTAAATACGGCACCTTCTGCCCCTATGAGCAATCCAGAAAAGTCCCCTTCCGTGGGTAGAATTACAGCATCGTCACCATCACCTTCAGTTAGTTGCTGAGAAAATTCTAGGGCAATCGCCCCATTAAATGCAAAACTTCTGCGATACCAATGTTCGATTAATTTTAATAGTTTATTCATATTTGAATATTTGAGAGTTAAAAATAAAAGGGAGGCAGGCACAAAGCACACCCCCCTTTTAAGGAATCAGAACAAGGGAACTATTTTAGGTTCGCAAGAGCAGTCATAATAGCGTCTGCTCCGGAAGCGTCATTACCATCAATCTTACAAGCAAACATCATTTTAATTTTCTCACCTTTCATAGCATTCATACCACTCTTAGCAGCAGATACCGTTACAAAGTCAGCCACTACAATGTCATAGGTTGCCGCAGCCGTAACCTTTGAATTAGGTTTAATTACGGGGAATCCAACTTTATTGGTTACACCGTCGTAAGGTAAAAAGTCTTCTTCCAAGGCAGCAACATCAGCCGCTGTACCCGTTGTAGGGAGAAAATCAGACGTTTTCGTAGCCACGACACCCTCTAGGGAACCTGAACAGGCAATGCGAATATGTTGGTTAATGTTCGCTGTGATAGTAACAGTACCCCCAGACTCAGCCATTGCGAACTCGTCTTTTGTTGCAACAAAGTCTGCAGCTGCTGCCGAGCAGAAAGTATACATTGGTAAGTTAGCCGTACCAGGAGTGGTAACAATAACTTTGATACATCCTTCTTCTACACCAGTTGATCCACCAGCATCAGACGCATCTACCGTCCATACTTGTTGAGTACCTGCACTGTAAGCCAATTTCTCCAGTCTGACACATTCGCCGGCATCTACATCTACAGATGTTTTACCAGAAGCGAAGAATGCAATTTCATCACCCGCGAGTTGTTCAAGCACAGTTTGCCCAGCTACGGCTTCTATACCATTTGTGACATCTTCAGCTACTTCAGCGATTGCAGCGATTGCATCACCAGCTTTGTAGACCTTTAAGTCTGAGGCAGTAGCATCGTTAATTATGAAAAGTTGTTTAGACATTTTCTTAGTGTTTAAATATTAATAGAAATGTTATGTTAATCGTTTAAGCGATTCTCTGCTGCCTTAGTCTGAAACCTCGGTGATTCTATTAACTCTAAGATATACTGTACCGCCTGATCGACGATTTCTTGATGTGTGTGCTCTGCTAATTCGCAGCTTTGATTCAAAGGTAAAGAGATTTTATTCGGCTGCCTAATGTAGTCCATTCTGGAGCCTTTTAATATATACCTTTTACTGTCTTGAAGTATTCTGACTTCATCGGTAGTCATGCATGCAATGGGTGATCTATGAGATGCCTTGTTAAAAGGGTTCTCCTGAAGCTTATAAAGTTCATCAATATCAACCATCCTAGTGGGTACCCATTTAGAGTCCTGAACCAAACTATCAACTCCTTGAATTGAAACAAGTTCAACTCTTAAATTGACGAGGAACATATAATCTGCGGGTAGTAATGTAGTCTGAAACTTTAAAGTAGGATTGACGTTAAAGACATCTTCTTCATCTAGCACCAAAACATTTCGAATGTCATCCAACTGTCTTTGGTTAGTTGACAATCCCCCTTTATTAAATACAGAACTCTTAATGAAGCGATTCTGAATTACATTTAAAAAGTGGTCAACCTCCTCCTCAAGGAAATTGTCATAGACAAAGGACCCCACTTTCTGGAGTCCTTGATCTATAGCATAGTGAAGTTCTTGTACCGTCATTATTTAGCGAAGGATTTAAGACGAGCTTTCAAAACAGTTAATACCTCAGAGTTCTTCTTATTCTTTAAGAATAAAATAGATTCCTCAAGGGTATCTCCGATCTTCTCATCACCGTTTAAATACGCTGTACCTACTCTGCGAAGAACTTCGCTTGAGATACAGTTCTCAATAAAGGCAGTTTGCTCAAGATTTTTATCAGTTACAATTTTTAAGAAGCTCACTGGATCTGCATCCACTTCAGACTCTAGCTTCAATTCTTTCTCAACCTCAGACAATCCTTTAGGAGAAGAACCCATAGCTAAAAGAATCATATCCATCTTGTCTTCATCAGCTGAAGCTTTGATAAATTCTCTGTAGGCTTTTTTCTTCACCTCTAAAGCAGAGTGCTTCTCTTCCATTTCTTTGGAAGGGTCGTGAACGAAGTATTTATATTTTTGAGAGCTCATACAAGCTTGCTCGTCTACAGCTACAAAAGGATGTGCGATAGCGAACTTGTATTTTACGTAGTCCATTAGATTTACAGGATTACCCTTATCGTCTACCGAAGCGTCAAACTTTGTCCCGCTTCCGTGTTCAACATCAATAGATAATTCTGCAAAGAAACGCTCGGAGCGTTGGTAGAAATTCGGATCGGTGTATTGCAATCCTAAAAGAGCGGGAAGTAATTCCTTCTCCTCTGAAAATGTTAATCCCTTATTGGTCTGTCCTGATTTAGTAAAGGATGATCCTATCTTGCGCTTAGATTCCGCATAGATATGTTCTGGTATATTTGTGTTATTCGGTTTTCTGCGAATGTATACAATTCTTGATGACATGTTCTGAAGTTTTAGAGTAGTAAAAAAATAGGTGCCGCGCGATGCGACACCTATTATATTAAACTATGCTACACACTCTAGGTGTAGACAGTTGGTAGCTCTACGGATAGCAATACCTGAAGACTTCATAAAGTGTACGGAAGCTCCATCCACATCATTCGCTCTTAAAGCATTTCCTTGGAATCCTGGAGGCACAGTAGCACCTGCAACAGCCCAACGTACAAACTCACGACCTTTTTGCGAAACTAACTTGATGTTAGATTCCCCGTCATAAGTACTCATATCCAAGAAGATCATTCTGTAAGACTCTAATGGCAATCCAGTTGATGGATGCTTAGGCGAGTTCAATGCTCTTGCGCCATTGTCTAACAATGGTAAGTGGCGTACAGTGATCGTGTGACCGTCGATGTGCTTGTAGCTAGTGAAGAATCCACCTAACTCCATGTTGCGACCTGAACCAGAAATGAAGTGTGAACCGTCAACTCTAGCATAAGTGTTTGAAGCTAACTCATCTTTCATCGCAGAATCGAACTCTTCCAATCCACCTAAACCGGTGAATAAAACGATGTTCATTTGCTGCGCATCAGAAGCTCCATATAAAGCATCTCTTACAATGTTCTTCAACTTGTTAGCGGTAAGTTTAGAGTATGAATCCGTATTCGGGATTTGCTCTAAAGCACCAGATCCTAATGGAATACCTTTTCCATTGTCATCTTTCAAGTGAATTACACCATCACCGTCACGGTTGTAACGAGAATACCATAAAGAATATTCAGCTTCTTCTTTCCAACGCAACATGTGTTGATACTCCTCGAAGTCATACCACAGTTTAGTTGTACGTCCACCAATATTGAATTCTACATTCACTACTCTCTCAGGTGCATTACCTTCATAGCGATATGATTT